CTGGGCCTATTGCTGTTTTTGTCAGTGTGTTTCTCATGTACCCACTTGGACAATCGAGTTGGTTCTTTGCGCCGAGTTTTGGTGTTGCAGCGATTTTTAGGTTCCTCTTATTCCTCCAGGGATTCCATAACTGGACTCTCAACCCCTTCCATATGATGGGAGTTGCGGGCATCCTAGGTGGAGCACTACTCTGTGCTATTCATGGAGCAACAGTAGAAAATACTCTGTATGAAGACGGTGATGCCTCAAACACATTCAAAGGGTTTGAACCCACGCAAGAAGAAGAGACCTATTCAATGGTTACTGCGAATCGTTTCTGGTCACAGATTTTCGGGATTGCTTTTTCTAATAAGCGTTGGCTTCATTTCTTTATGCTCTTTGTTCCCGTTATGGGTCTGTGGACTAGCTCTATTGGTATTATTGGTTTGGCTCTTAATCTTCGTGCCTACGATTTCGTATCACAGGAAGTGAGAGCAGCAGAAGATCCAGAATTTGAGACGTTCTATACAAAGAACATATTGTTAAACGAAGGCTTACGTGCCTGGATGGCTCCTGTTGATCAACCCCATGAGAACTTTGTATTCCCAGAAGAGGTTCTGCCTCGTGGCAACGCACTCTAAGGGATGCTGTGGGGCAGGATGTCCTGACTGCCCCTTCCGACCTAAAACTAAATAAGAGGAGTTCTCTGAACTCCTTTTTTATTCTCTAAATTAATGAAACGCAGTATACTTGCTATTCTTTTTCTTCTATCTTTTGTTCCACTCAATAGTCAGAATAAAACTCTGAGTCATTATGGAGTCAGGGACAGAACCATCACACCGACAGTCATTAGCACTGTTGTATCTAATGTTCCAATGACTCGCACGATGAGTTATAAGAAACTCGAAACTCTGGTTCCTTATATCAAAAGTGCAAGTCAGCAGTTTCATATTCCAGAAAATGTGATCGCAGCGATTCTCTATGAGGAAATCCTACATCGCAAACCAGTGGATGTCAGAACCTTTGGTGTCGCACAACTTGGTCTCAAAGAACTGATGATACAAGGACTTCCACCCAGAAAAGAACTTCTGGATGATGATGAAGTATCAGTTTGGTTACTCACAAGCAAACTCCGCAGACTCCAAAATGAAACAGGGTCATTAAGAGATGCGATTATTCTTCATAATGGTTACTATGATTATTATGACTCTGTGAGAAAAACAGCAAAGGATCCAAAGGTATTAACACTTCTCTCTTAACAGAGAATTTAACTATTAACTGCATTATTACATTTGATTTCTTTTTATAAATATAGAAAATAATAGTCTAGAGTAATGTCTGCAGTACCTCTAAATCTAACAATAGAGCAAGGAACTGATTTTGAAATAGAATTGACTGTGAGAAACACAGACAGTTCTCCATTAAACTTGTTGAGCTATACTGGAGCAAGTTTAGTAAAAAAACATTATGAAGCAACTACATCATATCCCTTCACTTTTATTTTTTTAGATAGAATCAATGGCAGAATAGCATTGACGATGACTGCCAACCAAACTAATTCTTTGAATGAAGGTAGATATGTTTATGATGTAGTTCTAACTTCTCCCAATAATTTAAAAACTAGAGTTGTTCAGGGAACAGTATTAGTTTCTCCAGGAGTTAGTTAAGAATGCCAAATTACGTAGTATCTGTAGGTGCTAAGTCTTCGTATAATCTTGACGTTAATTATGAAATTCCAACAAAATCTAATCAATATAGCAATATTAGATTAGATAATATAACATCTCAGTTTAATGGATCAAATCAAACATTTCCTCTTACAGTAAATGGTGTTCCATATGTTCCATTAAATGAACAACAATTAATTATTTCTGTCAATGATAATATTCTTAATCCCGGAGTAGATTATCAAGTTTCGGGAAGTAATATATTTTTTACAACTGCTCCAACAGCGGGACAAAAATTTTTTGGAGTTGCTCTAGCAACTACAGCAGATCTAACAAGAACTGTTAATTTTGTTTTGGATAATGGATCTATTGATATTACTGCTGGATCAAAAGGTTATCTAAATATTGATGTGACAGGAGAGATTGAATCTTGGATGCTAGTATCTGAAAATACTGGAACGATTGTTGTAGATATTTTTAAAACCACATATGCTCAATTTCCAAATGGATTTACTTCAATTGTTGGAAGCGAATTTCCAAGATTAACCAATCAAGATAAAAATAAAGATGATAATCTAAGCACTTGGAATACCCAAATTACTGCAGGAGATATTTTAGATTTTAGAGTTTCTTCTTGTTCTGGTATTACTAAATGTTCTGTTTTCTTACGACTTAAATTGTAATTTGGTTATTTTAAATTTATAAATAAAAGAAATAAATTGTTGCGGTCCATTTCTTAGGAGAATATAAATGGCATTACTAGTACACGATGCTGGAGAACTTCAATCACTTCGCTATCTTGTTAACAGCAATCATAATATTCCGAGAAATCTAATTCTCAAATTATATTCTAGTCCTCATAATACAAATGGAACACCACTTGAGGGCGATATTCCTTCGCAGACTGCCTATTATGAACCATATGATGCCTCAGGTCTAGTTGGATATGGATCCACTCCAGTAACTGGATATCCACAGGTTGTGAATAATAGAAACGATCAAAATTATTCTAACCAGTATGGTATTCTTCTCGATGGTTCGAGATGGAATGCAAGAACAATTACCACTGCAATTAAGACAACGACCGGTAGTGGAACCATTAATGAATATACAATTACCGTTACTTCAGTAACAAATATTTCTGTTGGTCACTATGTTTCTGGTGGTGGAGTTGGTGCTAATGCAACTGTTTGTGCAATTAATGGAAATACTCTTGTTCTTTCTGTTGCTAATGCATCTACGTTTTCAAGTCAAACTTTAAATTTTGGTGTCGGTACAACAACTGCTTCTTATCCAGAACAAACCTTTACTTTTTCTGGTGCTGCAAGTAATCAGTATGGTTACTATCTGGTAAGAGCAAATAATATGCCAGTTAGTGTAAATGGAGTTCTCTATGCTGCAGATGTAAGTGCTAATACTGGTGTAGCAAAAACTGGGACAACTGGAACTGTTGGATTATCAAGTATAACTTTATTCGAAGAAAAAAGAACACCAACTGTCGCCGGTAATATAAATCTTCTTACAATTGAAGTTAGTAGTTCATCTGGCATTGCGACAGGACAGAGAGTAATTGGATCTGGTATTGCACCCAATGCAAGAGTTGTTGGTGTTCAGACCAGCGCGGGAAATGACGTTGTTATTCTTGATAAGAGAAACACAGGAGTAGTTACTGGTGTAGGGACATTTTTCCTCAATGTAACAGAAAATATTAATGTTGGTATGGCAGTAACTCATGGATTCTTGGCTGGACAGACGGATGCAATTCCTTCAGATACAAAAATTATTGGCATTGATGAAAAAAATAGAATTGTATATTTAAATAATTCTCTGGTTAATAACATTCAGTCAGCGACTGGCGATACTTTATACTTCGGATCAAGTAAAGTCACCATGGCAGATCATGGACTTGTTCCTGGAGACGTTATCTATATTTCTCCTGGTGTTGCAAACACAACTACTATATCATCGACTTATACTATCTTTGAAACTCCAAGTACAAGCACTTTCACAACTACTCCTGCTCTTACTGGTGTAGGAAGTGCAACTCTCTACAGCAGCATTATGTTTGCTGAGAAATTCACCAATGGTCCTTACAATATTCAGAATAACGGCGACCAAATCAAAGTTACTCTGAATATCAGCCTTGACTGATTTAAAAAGATAATTAATTTTTTAAGGGAGACTCTAAAAGGTCTCCCTTATTTTTTGCTCGTTCTTGGTATTGATAAATATAAAAAGAGTAAAATATTTTTTTGAATGAAGAAAACACTTAGACCATTTAAAAGTGTTGATCGGAATGCTAAAAGATATTGGGTTGAAGTTTTCTTTATTCAAAAACGGTCAGGACACTTAAATTAGATAAGAGGATACTAAAGTATGGCAGTATTCTCCTATGAATCCACATCTCTATCAATAAACTTTTCTTCTAATTTTGAAGAGAAGAATGTAGATTCGTATAATGAATCTTCAGCGATTTATATCGTCGATGAGGATTTTGGAAGTATTGCTGATAATATTACTGCCCAGGAAGATTATCAATTAGTAACTAATACAGACATTCTTGGTCGTGAAACTATTGATTATGGGTTGATAACCATAAATGAAACATTGGTCCCATATGGACCGATTAATATTGGTGATAATGACTTTGCTAATCTCAAGTTAATTAAAATCGGGATTATTGATGGTGTTACCTTCACTATCCTTGGTGAAGCGAAAATCTTTACCACTCCGATTGAAAAGGGATCTGGAACTCTCACAATTAGCGGAACTTCTGGCGATCCTATCATTACATTATCTCATGTTGGATCCGGATCCCTATTTGAATTTGTGGGATCTTCAGAATCTACCGCTGCAAACCCACCAGATTCTACCTTACTAATAAGAATTTCTGGATCTGCGGGGTATCAGTTCTTCTTAAATAATGCGGCAACTGCTGAAGGATCTCTCATTCTTAAAGGAGAGTCTGTTACAATATTCAAGTTAAGTCATATTGCTAAAGGCAAACTTGATATTGAAGGTGCTGTAGCAGAATCTATTACTCCTGCTCCTCACATTGGATCTGGAAGACTCTTCGCATTCACTGGATCTTCTGAATCTGTCACAAGAGATCCCATTGATCTCACAACTCTACTTAAAGTTTCTGGCGAAGCAAGTTATAAACTAACTTCTAATTATCTTGGTGAGGTTAATATTGATGTTGAAGGTAGTGGGACAACAATATTCAGATTAAAACATATTGGTTCTGGATCACTCTTTGAATTCTCTAGTACTACAGAATCTATTGCAGTTAACCCACCTGAAGAAACTGTACTCTTCAGACTCATTGGATTTGCCATTGAGAAAAACACAGAAGCATATGTTGGTTCTGGATCACTCTTTGAATTCTCTAGTGCCACTGAATCCATCGCATTTAATCCACCTGAAGAAACTGTACTCTTTAGATTTACTGGTCTCGCAGTTGAAAAGAATACAGAAGCATATGTTGGTTCTGGATCACTCTTTGAATTCTCTAGTACTACTGAGTCTATTACAGTTAATCCACCCGAAGAAACTGTACTCTTTAGATTTACTGGTCTTGCAGTTGAAAAGAATACAGAAGCATATGTTGGTTCTGGGTCACTCTTTGAATTTATTGGATCTTCCGAATCTGTTACAAGAGATGAAGATATTATTACTCTATTCAGAATTTCTGGCGAAGCAAGTTATAAACTAACTTCTAATTATCTTGGTGAGGTTAATATTGATGTTGAAGGTAGTGCAACTACAATATTCAGATTAAAACATATTGGTTCTGGATCACTCTTTGAATTCTCTAGTACTACTGAGTCTATTACAGTTAATCCACCCGAAGAAACTGTACTCTTTAGATTTACTGGATTTGCCATTGAGAAAAACACAGAAGCATATGTTGGTTCTGGATCACTCTTTGAATTCTCTAGTGCTACTGAATCTATTACAGTTAATCCACCTGAAGAAACTGTACTCTTCAAAATCAGTGGATTTGCTATTGAGAAAAACACAGAAGCATATGTTGGTTCTGGATCACTCTTTGAATTCTCTAGTACTACAGAATCCATCGCATTTAATCCACCTGAAGAAACTGTACTCTTTAGATTTACTGGTCTTGCAGTTGAAAAGAATACAGAAGCATATGTTGGTTCTGGATCACTCTTTGAATTCTCTAGTGCTACTGAATCTATCGCATTCAATCCACCCGAAGAAACTGTACTCTTTAAGTTTGTTGGAAATGTTACTGAGACTGCAGCAAGATCTCAACTTGGATCTGGATCTCTATTTGCTATTACAGGATCTCATGAGGCAATAGGAGTTGTACCTAAGATTGCTGGAATTCTCTTTAATCTATTTGGATTTGTTCAGGAAAGTATTACTCCAGCGCCAGAAATTGGATCAGGACTAGTAAATCTAGAAGGATTCTCTATTGATGAAAAGATAGTGTTTGTTTCAGCAAAACCAACAAAAATCATACTTATTTAATAAATATTAAATATAAACCCTAAGACATAATGCCACAAGAAGTTAAAAGAGTAAGACTTAGAAGAGGAACTGAACAGCAACATGCTTCTTTTGCGGGTGCTGGAGCTGAAGTTACTGTAGATACAACAAAAAATACTTTAAGAGTTCATGATGGATCTACTGTTGGTGGATTCGAAATTACAAAAGGAAGATATGATACGATAACCACAACAATAAATTTACTGGTGAATGTTAAATACTTTGCAGACACAACCACCGCTGCTTTTACTGCGACTCTTCCAACAATAAAACAGGCTGGAGATTGTATAGAAATTGTAGATGCGGAAGCATATTGGGACATAAATAATCTTACAATAGTAACCCAAAACAGCGAACAATTTAAAGACTATACAGGTCTTATTGATTCTCCTTTAGTATGTGATGTTGGGGGTGCTTCTATAAAATTAATTTGGGAAGGAACTTACTGGAGGTTAATTGCATGACAATGTTCTTAAGTGGAAGTATGCTTTCATCTCCTGGCGGCGGGGGAGGAGGTTCTCAATTCTCACAACAGAATAGTTTTTTTGTTCACGGATTACGTAGGGGCGGTGCTAATGCTACTGATTCTGATGACGGAATGCTTTGGTATACAAAAGTCAAAACTACTGATAACGAAGTAGCAGACTTTCACAGAACTGATGGAACACAATATCCAGACTTCTTAGATGGTATTGATTATGTAGAAGAGACTACCGAAGAGAAATCTTTTACAAATCATCCCGCAGATAAATATCAACAGTACAGGTTTGACTTTAGAAGACTTTCTTATTTCATTGATGATGATGGATATCTTGTTGCAAGATTTGGTAATTATGATTACACCGTAGGACCCAAATAAGGAATTAAAAAAAAATGGCAGATTTTAGACTTGGCAGACTTAAGTTCAATTGGAGAGGTGATTGGACGGGAACTACTGCGTATGTCATTGATGATATTGTAAAATTCGGTGCAAATGCTTACGTTTGTGTTGTAAATCACACATCAGTAGCTAGTGAAACATCCTTTTATGCAACTGATATAGCAAAGTGGTCTCTACACACTGAGGGAATCGTTAGTAAGGGCGATTGGCAATCAGGAACATATTATAAAATTAATGATATTATTAAGTATGGTAATACCCAGTATCGTGTGCTTTCTGGATTTTCGACGACAGGATTTACGACTTCATATTTAACAGAATATCTTTCTGGATTTGAATATGAAGATACTTGGAACTCTGGAACTCAATATCAACCAGGGGACGTTGTTGCATACGGTGGATATACTTATATTGCAACTTCCATTCATACAAATAAACCACCATCAAATAACTTAGCAAATGATTGGGATATTTTAACAACTGGTTTCACTGTCGTTGGTACTTACTCTACCACAACCGACTATAAACCGGGTGATGTTGTTCAGTTTGGTGGTTATTCATACGTTGCAATTTCTACTAGTTATAATACTTCTCCAGTAAATGCTGCCTCTTGGAGTTTAGTTGTCAAGGGAATTAACTGGGTAGGAACCTGGTCTTCGACTACGACTTATAGACTTGGTGATGCAGTTAAGAGATTGAGCAATAGTTATGTTGGTATTGCTACAACTAATGTCA